ATGGCAAAGACCTGCGATGATTTCTTGAGTAAAACGCAAAAACATTGAATGACCTATGGGACGCCGACCGAATACCGCAATCCTTGCTCAAGCCGCTGCCACCGGCGTCGGTTTGCGGCAGGCCCGGCGCCAGCTTGAAAAAAAGCAAGGCGTGCCCAACGCAAAACCAATGAAGCCGATCGAGGGCATAGGGTTAGACGGCGAGATCGACCGGCTAGAATCCCTGGCCGCCACCTTGGGCGAAGCCGCCAAGGAGGCCAGCGGCCCGGAACGGTCTAGCCTGATCGGCGACTACACTAGAGTGGTAGAAGCTCTGCGAAAAATGAAAGGCGATCGCCCTGATATCAATGAAGCAGAGGGCAAAATGGTGCCGATCGATGAGGCCGACAAGATTCTAGCCCGACGCGATAACGCCCTTATCCCGCTTCTGATGGGCATGGCAAAGCGACTAGCACCGATCTGCGCCCACCGCACGGCCGCCGAGATCCAGATCGAGGTGCAGAATGAGGTGGGGCAGGTGATGCGACAAGTGCAGGCGGCGCTGTGAAGGCGGCCGAGCAGTTACTAAAACGCGAGCGTAGCCGGTGGAACTTTGAGCCACCACCAAGCGTAATCGAGTGGGCCGAGAAGTACGTGCAGCTGGACAGCCGGATCACTGCACGCCCAGGACTGTACTCAACCAGCTACACACCCTACGTGGCCGGCGTGCTAGAGGCGTTGGCCGATCCGGGCGTGCATACGGTAACGCTTTGCTGGGGTAGTCAGACAGGCAAGACGCTGACGCTAGCGGTCTGGCTGGCATACCGAATCGCTAACGACCCAGCGCCAGCGTTACTGGTCATGCCTAACGCCGATCTGGCTAGGTCGTACAGCGAGACGCGACTGACTCCCATCTTTGAAAAATGCAAACCGGTGCGGGCACTGTTCCCATACGATAGCGACGACTTTAAAATTTTAGAAATGCAGTTTACTACCATGACCCTCTCGCTGGTTGGATCGAACTCGCCAGCAAACATCAGCTCGCGGCCGGTGTGCATTGCGGTGCTGGATGAGCTGGACAAGTTTGCCCCACCGACAGAAAAGGAGGCTGCCGCGTATAACCTAGCGCTAGAGCGCACCAAAGCCTTTCCTAGCCGTAAGCACGTACTGACCAGTACGCCGACACTAAGCACTGGCGATATCTGGCAGAACTACCAAGCGGGCACGCAAGAAACCTATCATGTGCCCTGCCATAAGTGCGGCGAGTTTCAGGCCATGGAGTTTGGGCAAGTGCGATGGGCCGACAGCGCCAGGCAAGAGGATGGTCGATGGGATCTTCAGAAGGTGGCCGAGACAGCTTTCTATCACTGCACTAAATGTAACGAGCCGTGGAGTGAAGGAAACCGCAGGACGTCGATCGAGCAGGGCAAGTGGGTGGCAGCAAATGCAAACGCAGAGCGCGGCCGGCGTAGCATGCGACTGCCCAGCTGGTACTCGCCGACCGTCACCTTCGCGGATTGCGCCAAACAATTCCTCACGCAGAAACATTATCTGCATGGGTTACAGGGATTCGTAAACGGATGGAGTGCGATGCCTTGGGAAGATCAATTCGACGACGATAAATCTATCGACATCCCCGCCGGTGCCTTTGCCAAAAAGCAGGAATGGGAAGTGGAACATATAAAACTGGCGGCCATAGACCGACAGATCGACGGGTACTGGTATGTAGTAAGAGCATTTACCAGGGACGGCCAGAGCCGATTGATCGATGAGGGCAGGGCAAGGACGATCGAGGACGTAGCGCAACACCTAAACGCGTTGGGTGTACAGCCACAGCACACGGCGATGGATAGCGGATATGAAGCCCACGATTCATACCGCATATGCGCGAGGTATAAATTTAAAGCATTGAAGGGCGAGGAGCGGCCTAACTACTGGATCGATACGCCGAAGGGCAGGTTAAAATCGGTGCACTCATCGGAGCAACCGACCGACGCTGGCTGTATGCTTCTGCTCCTTAGCTCACCGGCCTGCCAAGATCTGCTGGCATGGTTACGTCGAGGGCAGGGGCCGAGGTGGGAGGTGGCGCATGACGTCTCGCCTGATTACAAAGAGCACATGAGCAGCCACAAAAAGGTGCATCGGATTAACCGAAAAACTGGCAGGGATCTCTACGAATGGGTGCGTATAAAATCTAGGCAGGATCACTTATACGACTGCGAAACATATCTAGCTGGCTTTGCGGTCTACGGCAAAGTGATCAAGCCGACAGCCTCAATGGCGGAAACGTTGACACCTTCAGAGGCGTAATGGCTATTTCCCGCAGACTTACGCGGGCCGTTGCTGTAAATTACCTGGCACAAGCCTCTGGTGTTACCGCAAGCGCCCTAGTCCAACTCGCTACTGACCGCAATGCGGCAATGACGGGCGCAGCATCAGGCCGTGCGCTGGTAGGATCTTCAGCGGGCGGGCAATCGGCCAGCTTCCAGATCGATCTTAAACCGACAGAACGGGTTGAGCTATTTCAGGCCGCAATCGATTACCTAAACGGCGTACAGGTCACACGCACCAGCGCCTCATTTTCTTATATTCTGGATAGCTGATTATGGCTCAGAAACTTTCACTCGTGGCTAGGATGGGCGCAGGCATTAAAGCGTTTGGCGCTGGATTCGGTGCAGGCATCAGCACGTTCCAACCCTACGAGGGCGCAGGCTTTTCACGCAAACGGCCCGTAATCTACGGAGCACATGCACGCGATTCACGGCTGGATCTCAACGAAGCCACACGGGTCGAACTGCTCAAGCTCGCCCGGCACATGTACCGCAACGTCGGGCTGATCAAAGGGGCAGTGGATTCGATCGCCACCTATTCGATCGGGCCAGGGCTGCGGCCGCAGTATCGTGGAGCAGACCAAGACTTTGGCAGGCTGTGCGAGGAATACTGGCGGGACGTGGTAGTGCCATCGCCTGAAGTTACTGGCCGGATGACTTGGACGGATATGCTGCTGGCGCTATCTCGATCGATCGACGTGGACGGCGACGTGTTCGTCATTATGACTGAGAAGGGCAAGCTGCAAATTGTGGAAGGCCACCGCGTTTGCGAAGGTGACGACTACGGAACATCGGACGGCGTGTTCCTTGGAAAGCTCGGCGAACCTACGGGATACCTAGTTCAAACTGGTGAGCTGTACCGCAAGCTGGGCGCAGAGACTGTGATTCACTTAATGGAGCTGGAACGGCCCGATCAGATTCGGGGCGGATCTTCACTAGCTCGCGCACTTAACCACGTTCGTGATTTAAAGATGCTCGGCGAGTTCGAGAAGGATGCGTTAAAATTACAGGGATCGATTGCGGCCGTCATCACAACCGATCAAGGCGACGAGCTGGCTGGGCAGGGTGGATTCTTTGGAACCGTGCAGGCGCAGGACAGCGGAGAAAGCACCATCGCCCGCGAGGAGATCACATCGTCTGCCACCATCCCGCGACTTTCACCTGGCGAAAAGATTGAGATGATTGGGCCGAACCGACCGCATGCAGGCTTTGAGCCATTCGCCAAGTTCCTGATTCGTGACGTTGCCATGGGACTCGGATTGCCTGTTGAATTTGTTTACGACCCAGCAAGCGTCGGCGGAGCAGGGATGCGGTTTATTGTTGCCAAGGCGCAGCGCAGATTTGAACAACGGCAACGCCTGCTCATCGACAGATTCTGCAACCGCGCATGGCGCTATTTCATCGGCGGCGCAATCGCTAACGGTGATCTACCGGCCGTCGAGGATTACGCAAAGGTAACGTGGCAAACTCCGAAGTCGCTGACTGTGGACGCCGGGCGTGAGGCAATGCAGGCACGAGAGGACTATAAAGCGGGCTTATCCTCGCTTCAGGGGTACTTTGGGGAGTTAGGACAGGACTGGGAAGAGCAGGTCAGACAGATTGCAAAAGAACGGGAATTTATCGCATCGATCGGAACAGTCACCCCGCAGACCGACGTGGCGGCGCCAGCGGAAGTAGTCAAAGAAGCGCCCGCAATCGACGAACCCACCCCAGTTAATCCTGAGAAAGATCCGAATGCCGGCCCAGATGCGGAACTAAGCGCAAAGGTAGAGCTAGATTTACCAACACAAAATGCAGGCGAAACTGATGACAAGTTTATGGCTCGCTGCATGGGCAATCCGACAATGGTGTCCGAGTTTCCAGAAAACGATCAAAGGTCAGCCGTTTGCGTTCGGCAGATGAAACTATCTGCCAAGTCACAGGCAGAATCTTTTACAATGCGGGATGATGCAGATTTTAACCTTTCTGCGAAAGAGTTGGATATGGTTGCCAAGGCCGTCGGTTTTAAAAAGCAAAAGACAAAAGCTAAAAAGAAGCGATAATTTGACACCTGTTGGCCAGCATGGCCAACAAACTCTCTGACGTATCCATTTTAACAGTAGGCGAGGCCAAGGGGCACAACCTACTGATCGATCAAACTTCACTCGAACAAGCGCTGGCAGTGGCGTTGTCCATGAAGCGCATTAAAGTGACCATGGGCCACGGTGCGGAAGTCTCTGGAATCTTAGGGTATATTGACGGATTTAAGATTGAAGGCGATCGACTCATGGGCGATCTCACTCTGTTTAACACGAACGAGGCGCAATTTGTTCAGCATTTAGCCAACGTATTGCCCGAAGGATTCGGCCTATCCCTAACTTTTAGCGGAGTGCCCGAACAAGTAGCAGGCGATCGATTTGCCAGGGTAAGCGAGATTTACGATATTTCCGTAGTTAGCTCGCCCGCAGCAAACAGCGCCGGATTATTTTCTGCATTCACAGCAGTTGACATGAAAAAACTTCAAATGAACAAAGCACCTGTCGAAGTAAAAAAAGAGCTCAGCGAGCCTGCCGTTGTGGCAGTTCCCGCACCCGAAGCTCCTGCCGTTGAAACTCCCGCCGTTGTCGAAGCACCGAAAGCTGAACTGGCTGAGATGCCTGCCGACAAGCCTGAGGAAAAAATGGCCGAACCTACTTTGATCGACATCGCTGCAATGCTCACAGAAGTCCTTGCGCTGATGAAAGCCGACGCAGCTTCTGACGTTGTCGAAGTGCCTGAGATGCCATCTGAAGATATGACGAAAAAAGAGATGAGCGCAAAGGTTGAAGAGAAGGCCGACGACAAGGCCGTGACCACTTTGGAAAAAGCCAAGGCCGACGCTGCTGGCGCAGTGGCGGTTCCCGCTGAATCGAGCCAACCGCTCGGCCGGGCAGAAATCCTCAATCAATTCAACGCGGAAAAGAACCCGACCCGTCGGTCGGAACTGCTCCGCAAACTCGGACTGTAATCCAGTCCACTAGGAGAACACTACAATGGCCAACACAATCGGAACAACTAATGCCAATGTAATCGCTCAGAGGGCTCTTGAGATCCTCGTGGCAGATTACAGCTTCCTCAGAAACTCCGTCACGGATTTCAGCAGCGAAGCGGCTAAATACAACGCATCAGTCTACACCCACCGCATCTCTGCGACGACCGCCCAGGACTACTCGCAGGCAAACGGCTATGTAGCGACTGCGACAACCCAGACGGACGTGCAGATCACTCTCAACAAGTTCAAGCACGTTTCGTACTCTGTGGACGATCAAGAGCGCACCAGCTCCAACATCAACCTGATCGAGCGTTTCGCCGGCGCAGCCGCGCACGCCCTCGGGTTGCAAATGGTTGGGGATCTGTTGGCCCTTGTGACTTCCTCCACCTTCACCAGCGCATTGACGGTTGCTTCCAGTGCCTTCTCCTACCGCTCGGTAGTGTCGGCCGGCATCACCCTCAACAATAACAACAGCCCGGTCAACGGCCGGTACGCCGTTCTTAACCCCAGCTTCTACGGCGCATTGCTGAATGACAGCACCGTAGTGGCCAATCCCCAGATCACAGGCGATCTCGTTCGCACGGCTGGGATCGGCAACGTGGCTGGATTCAACATCAATCAGTACAGCGCAGTGCCCTCCAACAGCATCACGCTCGGCGGATTCTTCGCCCAGCAGGAAGCCTTGTTGATCGCGGCTCGCGTTCCGGAAGTTCCTACTGGCGTCCCGATTCCCGGAGACATCAGCGTGGTAACGGAACCCCGCACCGGCCTGTCCGTCCAAGTTCGTGAGAACTACGACGTGGTCAAAGGCCAGCTCCAACGCACCTACGCCTTAATTTACGGCGTGAAAGCGGGAGAGCCGAACAGCCTCGTACGTATCAACGGCAGCTAATTCACTCGGGGAGGGCGGTGGGCCAATCGGCTCACCGCCCTTTCCACTTTAAGAAATCCTCTCATGTCTGAATTTACGCAATGCCTCAAAGAAAGTTTGGCCGCCCTTTACGAACAGACGGGCACGGCGGCGACCATCGGATCGACAAGCGTCACGGGCATTCTTTCCACGACTACACGCAAGGAAGCGGTTGAGCTGGGCGGGTTTGACCTAGATCTTAACAGCACTTTCACCATTGATATCACAGCGATCACTACGGCCCCGACGATCGGATCAGTATTAGTGGCTAACTCAGTCAGTTTCCGCATCGTGACCTTGGATACTTCAATCGGATCTTACGTCTTGGGCTTGCGAGAGTTTTAGCATGGCCACTCGAAATCCTAAAATTTCCCTCTACTTGATTGCCGGCCATGAGGCCCAATTTATCGACCGCTGCCTCAAGGCGTTTCAGTTTTGTGATGAGATAGTCGTGTGCATGGCTCAGGGTGGCCGGCCTGATGACGGCACTAGGGCCATAGTAGAAAAGTCAGGTGCCAAAATAGTTGAGTATCACAACGCACCGGCCGCAGCGTCATGGCAACACATCGACAACTTTGCCGCCGCTAGGAACTGCGCATTGAATGCGTGTACTGGCGACTACGCATTCTGGGTGGATTGCGATGACCTGCCTCATAAAGACCTCAAAAACGCTCTTAAAAGGGCTGTAGAAGCATTTGAACAGAATCCTAAGCTCGGCATCTACGCAGGCGTTTATAACGTTATAAACGCCAAATTAACCCCAGTAAGGGAAAGAATGGTTAAGCGGTTAGAGGATGGGCAGTGGTCGGGCCGGTGGCACTACGCAGTACACGAAGCGCTCCTACCCCTTCCGGGCTATGAATCTGTCGGGGAGCAGCAGGTGTGGGTGGAACATCACCCAGGCGGCTACAAGCCAAACAGCGCCGACCGCAATCTACGCATCTTGCAGGGCCAGCTTAGTGAGGCGGGCAAGTATGCTTACTACTTTCAGCAGGAGCTTTTTCTGGGCAATAAGCGGAACGAGTCTCTGCCATGGTCGCACGTAGCCGCGATCTGGCCCGGGCAAGAGGCGACGCTAGCTTACGAAGCGGCCTGCAATGAGGCCACCGCAACTCAGGATCGCGCCGTTAGGATTGGCCTATACCACAAGGCGCATCAGATGAATCCTGGGCGCAGGGAAGCCATTTACTTTTTAGCTAGGGAAGAAGCCAGCGTGGGTGCGTGGTTACAGGCTTACCACTTACTAAAATCGGCCATGGTTCAGCCCGATCCGGGCCTAAAGATCTGGAACGCCCAGCGCACCGTCTATGACTTTGAGTGCATCGATCTTTATCTGGCGGCCTGCCGAGCTGTGGGCGATACCACCGAAGCCGACAAGATCGAGAAAATGTGGAGAGCTCAGAAGCCGGTAAAGATTAGCGTCTGCCACGCCACCCGAGGTCGACCCCAAGAAGCGATCAACGCCCGCATCCTATGGATGAAAAAGGCAGCAGATCCTGCCTCGGTCGAGTGGATCTTTTCGTGCGACAATAACGACCCCAGCTCTGAGCCGCTGAAAAATTGGAATTTAGTAAAAGGGGAGGGCGGTTGCGTTGCCGCTTGGAATCGAGCCGCAGCCATAGCCCGGGGCGAGATTATCATACAAGGATCTGACGATTGGGATCCTCCACTGCACTGGGACGCAATCATCACCGAACGCCTGGGCGATACCAGCAAGCCCGCAGTGCTCGCAATTTCTGACGGCCATCGTAAGGACGATCTGCTTTGCATGGCGATCCTGACGAAAGCCAGGCTGGCACAGCAGGGCACGCTCTTTGCGCCGGAGTACGACGCATGCTCAGGCATATTTAGCGACAACGAGTACAGCTTACGAGGGGCGAAGGACGGCGTCATCATTCCTGCTAAGGACATCGTATTCACTCACAATAATCCGCTCTTCACCGGGGCAACTCAGGACGCGGAATTTAAACGGCACAACGCCAAGGAAAACTACGAGCTAGGCGAGAAGATATTTAAGGAAAGAAATCCGTGATTCACACCCACAACGCACTGCGTTTGGGCGATAACCTAGTACAGTTAAATTTTCTACGTCGGCTATGCCTGCAAAATCCAGATCTTGAAATCACGCACTACCACAATCCAGAGCTGTGCAAGTTTGAGGAGATTGATGCCTTGCGAAGCGACATATCTTTACGGCTACGCATTCGACCCATCAGCGAAGCACCAGCCGATAGTATTGATTCTTGGCGGAACACGGGCGGATATTGGGAGCGTCACACCGATAAATTAAACTTTGCAAAATTTCATTTAGACTGGTTTGAGGAACTGGCCAGCAGGATGTGCGTCAAGAATCCGATCCAGAAAGTCGATGACCTCCTGTTTGATTATCCAGCCTTAGATTCCTTTATTCAGATGGCTCCAGACTTCGACATCGTCGTGATAAATTCGCCAGGGCTGTCTGGTCAATTTACAAACTTTAACCCCGACGATTTCCGCGTCCTAGTTTCTAAGCTAATAGCCAAAGGGCATAGGGTTGTTACAACGACAGCTACTGGATTATGCCCAGCATTTGATGGCAAAAATGTGACTTGGATCGGAGCCACTGCCGCCAAGGCAAAAGCCGTCATCGGAACTTCCACCGGGCCGAGCTGGCCATGCCTAAACGTTCATAACAAAGACGCCTTTCATTTGCTCTGCGCGGATACAGAGACAGTCATATTTACCAAACGCGGTCAGATGGCTAGGAGCGCATATCACGCTGTTCATATTTTAGAAGAGGAAGGCTTGCTGTGAGGAAGGAGCTGACTCAGGCGATGGATTTACTGGCGGCCGATCCGGCCGTTAGGTTTATAGGCTACGGGGTGAAGATAGGCGGCCGGGCGGCAGGCACGCTCAATAATGTTGCGGATTCACAACTGATCGAAACGCCTGTCGCTGAAAATCTGATGGTAGGACTAGCCACGGGCCTGAGTTTAGCCGGGCTGAAACCAGTCGTATTTATTGAGCGGATGGATTTTATTCTGAACGCACTGGACGCCATTGTAAATCACCTAGGCGCAGCCCAGCACATTAGCTGCAATCAATTTAAGCCGGCCGCCATCTTACGGGTAGTCATAGGAAATAAAAGCAAGCCGCTCTATACGGGGCCGACTCACACGCAGGACTTCACCAAAGCTCTTAGGAAAATGATTGATTTCCCAATCGTCGAACTAAAAAAAGAAAGCGTAGTCAGCGAATATCAAAACGCACTGGATAGATTAAGCGTCGGAACTTCCACCATGCTAGTCGAGCGGAAGGATGAGTGGTGAAGCAGAACAAGTACAGCGACCTCAAAATCTTTTCCTTCCCAGAAAAGATCGCCAGCTTTCGGGACGATATTATCACCGCGCCCATCTACGTGCGGGTAAAGCCCATAAATATCTGCCAACACGCTTGCCGTTTCTGCACCTACTCTGACGGCTCCACCCGCAAGAAGGATCGGCCGGATCTTCATCTCCAATCAGGCATGCATACTGCCATGAACGAGCGGGACACTATGCCCACAGAAAAAGCCCTTGAGCTCATGGACGATCTTGGCGCCATCGGTACCAAGGCCATCACCTTCTCGGGCGGTGGCGAACCTCTACTGCATAAAGATATCGCCGTCATCATGGGCCGTGCCATCGAGGCCGGTCTGGATCTGTCGATGATTACAAATGGTCAGAGCTTGTCCGGCCTGCGGGCGGAACTATTAGGTCAGGCGAAGTGGGTGAGGGTGTCGATGGACTACACCAGCTCCGAGCAGATGGTCGCTAGTCGCAACGTGCCGGAATCTTGGTTCGATGGCGTCATCACCAACCTCGAGCAATTCGCCAAGACAAAAACCCAGTCCTGTGATCTAGGCGTGAATTTCATAATTACAAACTACAACTACGAGGGGCTAGTGCCTTTTGCAAAGCGGCTCAAAGATATCGGCGTGGAAAACGTACGCTTCTCGCCCGTCTACGTGCAGAACTTCAAAGAGTACCACGCCCCAATCGCCACCCGTGTGCGCGAACAACTGGCCGAATGCCAGTTATTTTGCGATTCAGACTTCACCATTAACACCACCTACGATCTGGATAGTCCAAGCAAGTCGCCCGTTCGGCCATTCCATCGCTGTCTTTATGCTCAGGCGGTTTGCGTTGTCGGTGCGGATCTGGATATCTACGCCTGTCACAACACCGCCTACAGCAATCACGGCCGGATCGCCTCCATGAAAAACCAAAGTTTTGCCGAGGCATGGTTTAGCGAAGAAGCGCGGGCATGGCATAAGAACTTTAACCCTGGCGTCAGTTGCCTGCACGAATGCGCCAATCACGCCAAGGTCGCACTGTTTGAAAAGCTGGCCACCGATAGTCACGATGCCTTTGTATGAACAAACAGGATCTAATTGATTTTGAACTGCGGATTAAGGCGCTATTTGAGCAGGGCAAACTGCCATATCTGATTCATTTATGCGGGGGGAATGAGGATCAGCTCATTGAGATATTCAAAGACATTAAGCCGGGCGATTGGATTTTCTCAAGCCACAGATCCCACTACCACTATCTGCTCGCTGGCGGAGATCCCAATTTGCTTGAAGAAATGATTAGAGAAGGTCGCTCTATGTTTGTCTTTGACCGTAAACTGAATTTCTACACCTCGAGCGTCTTGGCCGGCACTTGCGGGATAGCGGCTGGAGTAGCGCACACGCTCAAAGAGCAGGGAAGCACGGCAAAGGTGTGGTGCTTTCTGGGCGATGGAGCTGAGGATGAGGGGCATTTTTATGAGGCCGTAAACTACGTGGCTGGGGCAGATTTACCTTGCACATTTATTATTGAGGATAACGATCGATCCGTGGATACGCCGAAGGCAGCCAGGGGAAAAGCCACGATGACTTGGCCCGATTGCGTGAAGCGATACCACTACACCCCAACGTTTCCGCATGGTGGGGCGGGTTGTAAAACCATGGTTACATTCGATCCATCCATTCGCCCTATCTGGTGACAAGGTAACGATTATATGCCAGCCGTCACCATGCTAGATCGCCTAATTGAAGGCGCTTTTAAAGAGCTTTTAACCGCCACAGTTACCGGGCCGACCTATCACTTATCGCACGATAAAACTGAGAATGTGCCACCTTCAATAGTGATTAAGGCAACTCTTGGCACGGAGGAGCCGGTGCAAGGATCTGGCGTATTTAGCGTACCAGTTGAAATCGTAGTGGATGACTCTTATGACGATACAACGTTAGACGCTCACACTCAAAAATGTTCCAAAATCTTACAGGCTTTCTATGACTCTAGCTCACTGGCCACTCGCCTTAATGCCACCACCGCCATCGGATCTGCCCGTTGCTATAACGCCAAGGTAGATTCTGTAGAGCCTGAAGCCGACGATGAGGAGCGCACCATGCGTCGCACCTACCGGCTGGCAGTGATTGCCATGCCTAATTCCATCGCAAGTTGACACAAAATTTAAAGCAATATGGCAGCCACAACCGTCGGAACTTCTGGACTTGTTTTTGGTATCACCGCTGAAACTGGCGGCCTAGTTCAATCATTTACCGAGACACGCAACGTAGAGCGTGCGGAAGTACGCAACCAAAGCGGCGAAGTAGTTGGGGTTGGAATCTATAACCCCACAGACACCTTCGCCTTTTCCACGACTATTACTGGCTCCTACGCGACAACCGCAGGCGCTGTTCTAACCACCCTTGCCAACGCTACCAGCACAGGCGGAAAAATCATCGTGGACAGCGTAACCGTAAATCGCGCCTCGGATGGGTTCGTCACGGTGGACGTATCAGCGACTCGATTCCCTAACATGAGCTAACCTGCTACGGCGGGTTTATGAGATCCTAAAATGGTAGATAGTTTTTGGGGTACAACGAATATCAAAGTGGCTGCGGCCGCTTCAGCCTTTGGCGCAAAGTTGCGACAAATGGATCCAGTTACTTGCATTATCAAGGAGGACACAGGCCAAAGGCAGTTTACTTTTTGGTTCACAATATCGGGCGGGGAAGAGGCAAAGGCCGAAATGGAACGCACCTGGGCGGATATGAAATCTGATGAGGAATCACCCATCCGTTACGTGCGGGCAGCGCTGGAAAATCGCGAGACTCTTCTGGGTCTTATGAAGCGAGCAGAGCCGATCATTTCCATCCAACGGGGCGGCCAAACCTTGCTCGTTAGCCAACGAGCCAGCCCAGAGTTAAAGCGAGCAATCCTAAAAAAACTATGAGCGAAGAAAATTTATTGCAGGAATTAGACGACGCATTTATTGCGCCTGACCGCTATTTTAAAAATGAAAAGCTTGCGCCTTATACAGAAGGCAGTCGGCTTTTAATTTTGCAAACAAGAGATCCGTCAGATAGCCCAATTTTCTTTGTGTATTCTTTCGTCTATGTTCACGTTTTGCTGGCGAAAAATAGGAAAGCAGCCATCAAACTGGCTTGGGATAAAGACGCATTCCGCGAGCGGGTATTGGAATGGTCGGAGAATATCAGTGAAAAAGAAAGAGACGACGCCGCCCTGCTTGTTACTTCCATATTAAACCAAGCCAACAAGGCCAGGGTAAACGTCATCCCGTCTGGCGTACCAGAGCCACCGGGAAACGAGTAACGCCAGGGGCGACCGCTGCGAGCGTGTTTATCCTGGCAAAAGAAACAGGGTGGTCGCTGGAAACGATCTTGTGGGAAGTGCCTCTGATAATCGTAAATCAAGCAGCTCACGTTTTTATGTATATGAACGGCACAAAGCTAAGACGCCCAGCGGATCTTTCTGGATCTGAACTTCGTGACATAGAGAAAGTGTTAGGACTATGAGCGCCAGCCTTACCGTCAATCCTGCTAAACTTCAAAAGGCTCTTAACGCTTTTGTCGGAAGCACAAAACTGCAGGCCGCAAAGGAAATGCGGATTCAGGCCCGCATGCTCTGCGTAAGCCTAGCCAATTCGACGCAACCTTTTGGGCTTAATGCCAAGGCAAAAACCCTGGGAGAAAAAGCCGTAACTACGGATATTGATCGTGTTTATAAGTCCGGCCCGACAGCAGTCCGTGAGATTGCAAACCTTCCTCTGCCAAGGGGCCGAACAAAAACACAAAACGCAAAACAAGCAGCCGCTGCTTTGGGTGCTTTGATGCTTGGCAAAACATTCGGCAAGGGCAAGAAGGCAGCGCAAACCCACGGCAAGGCCAGAGAGCTTCTAGGCAGAATCAATCATAAGCCGTATATTTATACAGAAATTGGCGACTTTGATCGTGGCGCAAAACATGCCAGCGCACGATATGGCAAAAGCAAGCGAGTCCCAAAAAATCAGTACGTTCGCCAAGTGGTTACAAAGGAAAGTGACTTAGCCAAGTATTTCAAGGAGAAGCGAGGAAACGTGGGTATCGCAAAGTCCGGCTGGGCGGTATGTGCGGGGATTCTTGGCGGTTTTAAAGGCATACCCAAGTGGGTCTATCGCCACACTGGCGGTGGCCGTGTGCAGGATAGGTCACAAACAAAAGCGGGGGTATTTTCAAAGCCTTACATTTCAATGACAAACACAATCCCGTGGATATCAAATGTAATTAGCAAGACGACCGTCCAGAGATCCATTGACATACAGGTCATAAAAATGATCAAGCGCTTGTCCATCATCGCTAATTACGAGCGAAAGAAAGCGGGCCTATAATGGACGCAGTCGCCACAGCAAAACTCGCCTTAGACGCATCCTCGTTTGATCGTGGCCTGCAAAGGGCGGAAGCCTCTGTCGCTCAATTTGCCAAGACGGCGGGGTCGATGATTGCGGGCGCTTTTGCGTTTGATAAGATTATTAGCGGATTCTCAATGGCCATTGCGAAGGGGGATGAACTTCAGGACATTGCTGAAAAGTTCGGCATATCGGCCAGCAAGTTACAGCTCCTTGGCAATGCAGCCTCTGTTTTCGGTAGTGGCGTTGAGGCCGTATCTGCCGGATTGAACAAGCTTTCGCTGGCGCAACAGAAGGCTATCGCAGGCGACGATAAGCTGATTGAAACCTTTAAAGAAGTCGGAATCACACTTCAGGATCTTTCAACATTAAGCGCAGAGGATATCTTTTTAAGGATATCCGATAGTTTCGCCAGTGGGGCAAATGATGGCCGCCAGTTTATTATTGTTAATGAACTTCTCGGCAAAGCTCAAACCGATCTAATCAAGGTAATGAACCAAGGATCGGCCGCTATTCTTGAGCAGGGCAACGCCATGGGTGTTTGGTCGGATGAGACAATCGCCCAACTTTCCATGGCTTCCGACGCATTAAAAACATTCCAGAATTATCTAGTGATTGGATTCGGGTTTTTGATTAGTAATGTTTTGCTCCCGATTGGAAGGGAGATTCAAACCATACTGGATCTGCTCACTCAGTTGGGCATGGCTGCCTTTGAATTTGGCACTGGCAATTTCTCAGCCGCAAAAGAAATCTTCCAAGGAATCGACAGATCCGAAGCTCGCGCCCGTTACGCCATGCAGACCGAATCTCCCAAAAAGACAACTGCAAAGATGATTGCGGAAGAGGCGATTACTGGCGACGAGGCGACGGCTGGTTTGCCAGGTCAAGCGGCATCTAAGTCAATCAGCATGCCAGCCACTATGTCGATTGAAGTATTTAACAACATTTACAACGAAGTGCGCACAATTAAAGCAGGGGTTTTTGCCATGCAAGATCTCATGGACAAACGCCTGGGCGTTCCGATCTTGAGGTCGGCATCGTGAGCGCAGTTTTAGTTGGCAAGCCAGCTAGCGGTCAGAAGGTTTTGCGAAAAACCAATATGACTACCGAGATCGACGGCCTTACGCTCTTGTCGGAAACCTACACCATTCGCACTGCTGACGTGGCGACGCTTGAGCCAGACCGCAACACGCTCCACAGCAACTTCGTCGATTCTTCCTATACGCCAAAATACACACGGATGGCGGTGGAGACGACTAGGGTAGAGCCTTTAGATGGAGACCTCTCCTCTCTAGTCGTGAATTATGTGGGTATGACCAGTGCTAGTGGCTTGCCCGGTGCTTATGTTACAGCCGTGGGACAAGCAGGGGCAGGCGTGTTTGGGGCAGATGCGTCCATTGTGGCCAAGTATATCACAACAGATAGCTACTTTGACTTGCTCAAAGGCGGGTTAATTTCGTTAGACTTTACCAATAGTGCTTTGGTTATTCCTACAAAAAGGCTGATGCCTGCATCGATTAACAACACGCTACTACCGCCCAACCCACGGCAACGAGAATATCGCAGAAACAAAACAAGGGGAGAGCTGGCCGTGCTTGTTGCCGACGCCTTTGCCAAATCGACCCGAGGTACATTTTTTGCGGGTGGGCCAGTCGTGCCGTATCCAGTAACGATTGAGTGGGTCTATGCGGGTTATGTACAGAGCGCAATTTCTTTTACCCGCCGTGGTTTATTTAATCAAATTGAGGAGCAGTTCACAGAATACTTCCGTGGCACGGATAACTTCTACACCGCAGATGGAGTTATCAATGTGCGGGCGGCTGAAGCATTCTCAGATGTAAATTTTAACTTCTAATGAAAACGAATCCGCTCCGCCCAATCCGGGCAACGGCAGACGGCGTTGGTATTAGCGTTGAATATATTAACGAAGTGATTAACCGAATTGAGGATTTGGTGGAAACAGCACAAAGACAGAAGCCAATAGCGGGAAATAATATCGAGGTAAATTTTACTGGTGATGGTGCGGTGATTAATGTGACCACCTAAAAGCCTAAATGATTACGCCTAAAATCCCTCTGCTAAAGGATGGGCAAATCCTATCGGTCGATGTGGTCAATAGTATTATCAAGCGCACGGAATATGCGGGCGACTTGCTCAAGCAGTACAAGCTGATTGCGGGAAATGAAATGTATGTCGAGCCACATTACGATGGGACGAGGGTTAGCTATCTTCAGCCAGTTGGGGGTGGTGGGACGCCAAAGCCGGTTACGCCTTCGTTTAGGATTGTAGGAACTTATGGCATACCGGGAGATTTCCGAAGTTTTGTATATAATGGCTCAACATTTACCGATATAATAGTTCCCGGATCTTCTCAAACAGTTGCCTTTGGCATTGATGGGTTAAACATTGTTGGGTACTATATTCCAACCGGCTCGAGTTTACGCCGAGGCTTTCTTTACAACGGCTCAACATTTACCGATATAGTAGTTCCCGGAGCTTCGCAAACACTTGCCCTTGGCATTGAGGGCTTAAACATTGTTGGAAATTGTACTTTGGGTGGCTTTTTATACGATGGTTCAACCTTTACTACATTTTCTGTGCCTATTGCAACCACCACAGATGCCTATGGCATTAGTGGCTCAAATATTGTTGGGAGCGCTCAACGTACGGGTAACCCAGACTTCCCGAAAGGCTTTCTTTATGATGGCTCAACATTTACCGATATAGTAGTTCCCGGAGCTTCGCAAACATTTGCTTTTGCCATTGATGGTTTAAACATTGTTGGTCAATACAGATCAGGTCTACTTAACACAGGCTTTTTATATAATGGTTCAACTTTTACGGATATAGTTTACCCCGGTTCTACTGGAACAAACGCTCGAGGCATAAAAGGTTTAAATATTGTTGGCAATTCTAGTTTTGGGGGATTTTTATACAATGGTTCAACATTTACCGATATAATCGTGCCCGGTAGCACTTCCACTCAAGCCTACGGCATCGGCTAAAATTGACACCCACTTACCCTAAATGGCCTCTACGCTAGACCTATATATCGACACATCCACAGGGGCTTTGCTCGATGGGGGTAGTGTGGCTGGCGGGGCGTTGCCTACGCTTACCCGCAATGATTCCTATACCCTTCGCCTACGCCTATTAGAAAAAAGCTCGTCTGGTGCGCTAAACGACATCGACACGACGGGGACTAGCCTAAAGGTTGGCATAGGTAACATTGAGGATTTACCTACCGACGGCTCATATAAACTTACTTGTAACGGCACTACCTCTGGGGCGATTGCCTACAACTCCACAGCCATTTCAGTCTTTACCGCTATTTCTAACAATGTCTCTACCGTCTCGCTTTACGGAGCATCCGACTATGGCTCTTACCTGCTCACCGCCACACAGCCTAACACGGCAATGTCCTTTGGAGCGGATTCCTTTACCCTGTTTCCAGCCAGCTCGGTTATCATTAACACCCGACGCAATCCCACGACAGGCGTATATGCCCAGCAAGTCGTTAAGCTGGTGCGTGACCCAATCGTTTTTTCCGATACCTTCACTAACACAAGCACCGCAGGGCAGGTCGCTCTGACGCAAATCTCGGAAGGTGGCCTAGGAACAAACGAAACCTACGACCTTTCATTCGGACAACTGGTAGCGGGTGGCCTTTATTCGCTAAACTGGGGAGGCACTTCCACGACTGGCATAGCTCCTTTCGCCTCTGCCGTGAGCGTTCAATCCTCAATCTCCTCTGGGATTAACACCATTACCAGCAACATTTCTGTCGAGGATAACGGCAAGGGCGGGTACACCATTCAATTCACCGGCCGCTTGGCTCAAGTCAATGTAACCACGCCCCTCGTTCTCGATGCGTCTGGGGTAAATTTTATACCCTTAAAACAGACAACTTTGACCATTAACACCTCTGGCGTGGAAGATGCGTTTGCCGTCTCTGGGGAAGACACCATCACCCCCACGATTGAGATAGAGATTACAAAGAACGGAACGCCCAAGACCGTGTTCCAAGGCAATGTTACAATCCGCAAAGACCTTATCACCGCTGGGTCTGTTGTGCCAGGCGACCAAGCTCAGTATTACACAAAGGCAGAATCTAACGCCCTATTCTTCCCAGCGGTTTGCGGTGGGTTCAATTTTACCGCAGGGGCGTTGCTCGATTCCACTCCAGTCACAGCGATCAACTATAATACCCGCAACCTAGTAGATGCCGCCGGTAATAACGCTGTCTCTTGGCGCAACGGCGTTCAGTTCCAATCCGCTGGCCTTGGATTCTATGGGGCTACGCCAATTACTAAGCCGGATAATGTTTCACTACTCAACGCCATCTCCGCCCTTGGCCTTATTGGAACGGGCGTATCTCTTGCTACTGGAGCGGTTACTTTTGCTGGCTTTGATGGTTCTTCTTCTACTACATTTACATTCACAGCTCCGACAATCGCACTCCCAGCATTAACAACCGTTACGATTGGGGCGACTGGATTGCAAATTGGTACTACAACCAGCCAAAAGATCGGATTCTTTAACGCCACCCCTATCGTTCAACCAGTAAGTACCAATGTAATTTCTGCCTTAAACAATCTCGGCCTAATCGCCACAACGGTCACGCTGGGGCAGGTGGTTACGCCGGGAGGATTATCTGGTTATGTTCAAAATTCTGTTACAAGCGTAGATGCGACAAACAGAATTTTATATGGGAGTGATAGTGCTCACGCAATTAACTATGGTGGGCGAGCATTAAAAATAAATAATTCTGTTTGCGCTGTTGAATGGTCATTCTCTGGGGTTACGGCTTATTATGATGTTGGCGTTACTGATTCCAGAAATATAATTCTCGGCACAAGCTCTGGCACAAAGATCGGCACTACCACTTCCCAGAAACTAGCTTTCTACAATAGCACGCCAATCGTTCAGCCGTCCAATACTAACGCAGTTTCTGGGTTAATTAGCCTTGGTCTGCTAGCCACCGGCACCACCTATGGCGTTTTGCCGACCAGTACCGATACCCTTACACTTTCCACCAGCATTTCATTTGGAACGATAGCGGCTAATGACCAGCATTATCGGGATGTCGTAGTAACAGGGGCGGCGGTGAATGATCTTGTTTTGTTAGGACTGCCATCGGTTGTTTCTGCCGGGGCAGTAATTCAAGGCGTTGCGTATCAGACTAACACGGTTTGTATTTCATGTAGCAACACAAAAAACGCAAGCATTAACGTCCCCACCGCCACCTACCGCATCACCGTCATTGGCTACTAGCCTTTGACACGGGTTTGAGAGTTATATGGCATACGATCTTCAAATTAATCAAGACACATCCCTTACCGTTGGCGAATATGGCGGCAGAGTTGCAACCACTACTGCAGCCGTCACAGGCAACTTTCAGGCCATTCAGTTTATTTCTGACTCATCCTTTACGTCCGTTAGTCAAACCGCTCTTGCTGGCTCTGCCTTGACTGGAATTACATTCCCGGCTGGCTTTGTTCTGTTCGCGGCCGTCACCGCCTTTCAGCTCGCTACTGGTAGGGCAATCGCTTACACGCGGGGATACTAAACGATGAACCTCGGCCTTGGCCTGAGGCTTCGTTCGGTCTTATTATCTGGTGGAGAAATAGCCCCCATCACCACCTCAAAAGCCTTTAACTCTTCAAATGTCCAAGTCGGCTCAACAAATACTGGAAATATCCCTGATAGTTGGGTAGCAAACGAAGCTACAGTTACCTCTGTTATCTTTGCAAACGACAACAGCGTAACGAGTATTGGGAATTATGCGTTCGGTTATTGTACTGGTCTAACCAATATTACTATCCCCAACAGCGTAACCAACATATTTGGTGCCGCATTTAGAAGTAGTGGACTCACCAGCATAACTATACCCGCCAATGTTACAGATATTGGAAGCGAGGCATTCTATGAATGCGCCAGCTTGTCCAGCGTTACCTTTACGCCAACTTCAAGCGTATTAAGCATTGGATACACCGCATTCAAAAGTTGTACCAGCCTAACCAGCATCACCATTCCCAACAGCGTAACCAGTATTGGGGCTAGCACGTTCGCTTCTTGCACCGCACTACTCACCATCACCATCCCCGAAGGCGTGACAAGCATTGGGAATTATGCGTTCGAAAATTGCGATAGCTTAAACAGTATCACAATACCAAACAGCGTAACCACGATTGGGGTAGAAGCATTCAGTAATTGCGATATTCTAGCCACAGTCACAATCGGAACTGGTGTAAACAGTATTGGTAGCTATGCTTTCTATGAATGTGGCAATTTAGCCACAGTTCTTTGCTATGTTGCACAATCAGCTTTTATTGGAAGTAACGCATTTTATGTAACTGCCTCGCCATTAACCATCCGAGCAAGAAGCACAGACGCATCTTGGACGGCTGGAACTGGGTTAACTTTCCAAGGAAATACAAATGTCACAGTCATAAAGAACTTGTAGAAATCCTTATATGTCTAAAACCATTCACTTTGTCTCTGGCCTGCCAAGAGCGGGATCAACCCTATTAATGAACCTGCTTGCACAAAACAAGAAAGTCCATTCAACAGCCACTAGCGGATTGCACGAAATTGGCTACATAGCTCGACAATTTCACAGCACCGAAGAGTTCAAGACCATTCCCAACCCCAGAGATGGCGAAACTTTATTCTATGACTATGTGAAGGGAGGGTGCGAGAACGCTTTCAATAGGCTAACCGACCGCCCTATTGTAGTCGACAAATGCCGTTCTTGGGTTGGGCATTTAGATATGCTCTTTGCTATTTGGCCTAACGCAAAAGTGCTAGTACCAGTTCGCGATATGCGTGGCATCCTATCTTCTTTTGAAAAGAAATGGCAGAAGCATCCATTCCCATTTACGGGCGTTGAAAAACAAAACCCGCAAAACTGGACAACGATAGAAAAGAGATCGCAAGGCTGGCTCAACATACCTCCACTTGGTATTGCCGTAGAAAGATTGTCGGATGCGGTAAAGAGGTATAAAGACAAACTACACTTTGTTCACTTTGAATCTTTGACTGAAGAACCAAAGGAAACGATGGAAGCCGTCTGGAATTATTTAGGACTAGAATCACCCGCCCACGACTTTAAGAATGTAGAGCAATATACCACAGAACACGAAATCGGCTGGCCTTATGGAGATCACACTATCCGCAATAAGGTTGAGCCATTGAAAAAAGATTGGGACGATGTGTTGGGTAAGGAGTTTTCTCGCCAGATTGCAGAGTCGTTTAAGTGGATAAAGGAACTGTAATGCCTCTGCTTTTTATCGCTCTGTTGCTCTGCTCCTGCTCGCCACGTCCAGCGGAGAACACAGGGCTGCCTAACTACGATATGATGCAAGCGGCCGAGGACGCAGGCAAAACTCCCAGCAAATGAGCAAAGACGAACAAGCCTGCCAAGCCCTGCAGTATCTATTAGACGAGGGCTTCATATCGTTAGGCTACATCGACGGCAAGCCAGCGGTCTATCTTACTACTAGCTTGTTAGAAGCAAGAAAGGCCATCACAAAGCTAGTATCTAACGACTCAGCAGATTGGTGGAAGTGAGTGCAGACCAGGTAGCGGAGCTGAGCGAACGATTAGCTCTAGTCCGCGAATCTATAGCAAGAATAGAAACCCGCCAGTCAGTAATTTTGGATTTACTCGAACGCTCCCAAGCCAGCCTAGGCGAGTACCACGGCCGCCTAACCGACATGGAGCGCGACGCCCACACGATTAAGACGAAGCTGTGGCTGGTGGCTCTGGTATCTGGGGCAGTGTTCAGCACGATCTGGGAACTGCTCAAACGCCGGCTCAGCTTTTGACACCTCGTCTGCTGGCATGGACATACTCAATAACATACTCAATAACTGGCAGTCGTACCTCGGCGCCCTCTCGGCCGTACTTGTCGCCGCCATCGCAGTCGCTTCTCTCATCCCTGGCGACCAGCCGGAGAAATCGCTACAAGCCGTAGTTGATTTTCTCAGTAAATTCTCGAGAAAGTAGTCGCCCATGATCGCCGGAATCTTAACGGCGCTGGGCGGGATAACTGGGATCGTGCTTTGGTTTTTAAAACGCAAATCGCCCCTGCAACGCAACTGGGAAGCCATAGAGCTAGAGCGACGCAGACGGCAGAGAGATATAGATGCGTGGTGGACTAAACGCCCTCCTACTGATTAGCGCTTTAGCGCTGTGCAGCTGTGCCACGACGCAAACGCAAGACGGCCCGCCGCCTAGCCCAGACAGCATCAGCTACTTCATCTACGCCTGGGACAAGGCCGAGCGCACCAACCCCCCGTGCCCACAGGCTTACCGAGACTTATTTGCGGAATCGCTCAAGGCGTTATCTGACAGCTTGGCAGAAACTGAACGCGAGCGAGCGCGGCAGTGACTACGCTGACTGAGGCTGGCTCCCGCACTATGCGGGCGATCGGCACACTAGACGTCGGCTTTCAGAAACAGGTGAGGGGATGGGTAAATGAAATGGTTACAAGCCGGATCGAGCCGCTGATCTACTGCGGCCGCCGAACCATGGAGGAGCAGTCGGCGCTCTATCAAAAAGGTAGGACGAGCAAAGGCAAGATCGTGACCAAGGCTAGACCAGGGGAAAGTTATCATAATTACGGCCTCGCGTTTGATTGGGTACCGCTAAAAAGGACGGCAAAGAATGCGGATCTATGGGTCGCAAATTGGGATGATGAAACCGCTTTTCGCCTAGGCGAGCACGTGGGGCTGAGCTTTGGGCTGGCCGGCGTAAGCTGGGAGACAGGCCACTTGCAGATCAGTGCTTACAAGACATGGCGTGACATTCCACGCAACCCTGTGGAACAAGTAAGGGCTAGGGACATACCGCAAAAAACGAAGGCCACTAGCTTAGTCAGCAGCCGGCCGTGGAGTAGCCGGTGAGCCCCGAACACGAGAAGCACTTGGCCGGCATCTTGTCGGATCTAGTCAAGGACGTGGATGCCAAGTACCGCAAGGGGCAAGACCAACACGGGGGAGCGTTGTGGCGCAGGCCGGTGTGGAAGGATGCTTGGGACGAATGCCTAGACTTATGCACCTATCTACACACTTTACGCATGCAGCTTTCGGTAATTGCCGATCTGGCTTTGCTGGGTGCGAGTGACGAGAGCGTGGCCGCATCGTCCAGCAGGGAGAGCTGCCGTCAGATTCTCGCTGTGCTCGAAGGATTCCCTAGCGCAGTCGACAAAAAGTGAAGGTCATTCGGAAATGGAAAAAGTGGCTGGCGGTCAGCTGCTCCCACGGTCACCTAGCGAACGCGGCGGCTTGCAAAAGTGCGCTCGAGATGAAAAGGCGGTGGCAGCCTGATACCATTCTGCACTTAGGTGATTTTCTGGATCTATCTGGGCTGATGGGTAGTGCCCGCAAAGATCCAGACAGCCCAGAACGATCGACCAGCATACGGGAGGACTTTGACGCAGGGCTAAATTTCCTACGAGAGCTGGCCCCACAGATCGTATTTGAGGGAAACCATGAGCACCGCCTGACGTCCCTACAATACTCACCATCGGCCATTGTGGCGCACTGCTGCACCTCTGCGCTGTCCGAGATCCATAACGCCTGTAAGGATCTGCGGGCGCAGTACGTGCCCTACGACATCGAGAAAGGTTGGCGGGAGCTGGGAGGAACGGCATTCGGACACGGTTTTATGTTTTCGGAGGCAGCCGTGCGTGACCATGTGGAGATGCTTAGAAAGCCCGTTGTGATGGGCCACCTACACCGCGTCGATCGTGTAGCTGGCCGGAGCATCGGTGCGCCAGTGGGCTGGTCGATCGGTTGCTTAGCCGATATAGCCAGCATGCACTACGCCCGGCGCCAGCGGTCGGTTACTAGGTGGCAGCATGGAGTAGCCTGGGGCGAGTACGTAGAGAGCGGGGAAGGGTGTACGGTGAACGTGCTGTCGCCCATAGGAGGCGTATGGCGATACCCGGTGTAGATTGGGCGGCTGCCCTAGACGCCTATGTGGCCGGGGATCGGGAAGAGGTAGTGCCGCCGGGGTGGTTTACGAAAATTGATATCGCAAAGCTGTGGGGCAAAACGCCGGTCTACACAAACAAGGTCTTAACGCGAATGATGAAATCTGGCGGTGCGGAGAGAAAAGTATTTTCGATCCGAATTAAGATATGCAATCGGGGCAGTAAAGTAGGGCATTGTCGCAGGGTGCCGCATTACAAACTGATCAAACCAGTAAAAAAGTAGGGTGGTCAGGCAGGGGGGGATGGGTCAAATTTAGTCCTAGCTACGCACTGTAACTGCTTTAATATAGCTTTATGCGTAATAAATATAATCAATTTATCGATGCGGCTTTATGCCGCTGGTGCCCGACGACTTGGCCGCCGCGGTTTGGATGCGGCCTAGCGGCTGGATCGCTTGTGAAAATCCAGCACATTGATATGGATGCTGGCGGTCAATACGCATACGTGCTTAGCGCCAGAACGCAAGCCCAGACCATTCACCGGGTACACTTTTCGGAACTGCATCCACCCCGATCAACAGTCCCTTTGATCAACAAGGGCTGCGCAAATTGCAAGGCAACTTGCCCGATTCGAGAAAAAAACTTGACGCGATATCGCGCACGAATATACCCGACCCGAATGCGTATCCCAGAAATCACCCCGGCCGTGTCTGATTTTTTTGCTGCCATGGGTCGGAAGGGTGGATCGCGCAGGACACCCGTAAAGCTGGAGGCACTGGCCAAAGCCAGGGAAGTGCGCCGAGAAAAACTGGCAGTTAAGCACGCCCTTAAAAATAAATTAAAAAAACAGTTGACGGATTAAAGCTGTTTCAATATTAGTAATCGCCATGGACAAATTCGATACAATATTTAGTGCACGCGACAAAAAAACCGATAATTATTTAGTAACTGCTACAATCCCCACCGAGGGAAAAAAGTCGTACGTGACGACTAGCCTTGCCCTGCGAGGTGGCTACGACGCACCCGCCGAAGCGTTCCTTTGGCACCCTAATCATGCGGTAACTCGGATGCGGGCTAAGCAGCACGAGGCGAGCCGCAAATGATTAGCTGGGAGCTAATGCGCGATCTATCACAACTGTCTGGCTTTATCGTTGGCTGGGCGCTGTTTGTCGGAGCCGGAATCGGCGGCCTTGTGGTTTGTCTGCTCACTCTTTGCTGGGTGATCGACGTGGTTAAAAAACATTTCAAGGAGTGGCTGTGATTCGCGACCTAGAGAAAGAGGGCGTGTTGCCAGCTACTGCCAGCCAGAGCTACGGGTCGGCTCAGCTATCCCAAACCACTGCGCTGATCGATCTGCAGGTTAAGAACCGCGAACTACGCAATCGCGTAGAAAAAATCGAAGATATCCTAAAAGGCCTAATCGAAAAGCAGGGGGCAAATCTGTGAGCGCCCTAGCCGCCAAGTTTGAGTTGCTTTGGAAAGTGGCTGGTGGCCCGGAGCTAGTGGCCGAGCACACGTTCCACCCGACCCGCAAGTGGCGTTTTGACTTTGCCTGTAAATCCGCCCGCTGTGCGATCGAACTAGACGGAGGTGCGTTTCTGCCATTCGGAGGCAGACACGGCCGCGGGATGGGAATGGTAAAGGATTGTGAGAAGTATCGAGCCGCCGCCGACCTCGGCTGGCGCATCTGGCGATTTACCACCAAGTGCATTACGCAAGAAACCGTCGCGATGACCGCTAAGTCATTCCGACTATCCATGAAGGAGCGTGCAAAATGATTATCAACCACACGCCCGAGGAAGAAGCCGAAATGGAAAAGGCAGCGTTGAAGGTGCACTACGAATTAGACGAGGCGGAGTCAGCACGCATTGAGGAGGACGAGAGCAGTGAGTGAGTTCCGCCTGATTGAGAACATCGAAGTGATGGCCTGCCGCAATTCAGCCGAGCGAGTGGTCAAAGCGCTGAACCGTGGCGAGATCGACCAGGCAAAGCAACTGGCTCGCAAGCACGAGATCGCGTGGCACTTGGCCGATCGTGAATTTCAAACCCTTAACCAACCGCATCGGAACAACGATTTTTGCGATGACGAATAGTCAAAGCAAAACCAAGAAACCAAAACAAAGAAAGGAAATCCTAGTATGCCAATAGTAGCAAGCAGAGGGGGAACGTATACGCCAGCCCCCGAAGGATCGCACGACGCAGTATTCTGCGACGTAGAAGATCTTGGCGTCATTGAAACCATGTACGGAAAGAAGCATCAGATTCGCCTGGTGTGGCAAATCGCTGACAAGATGGAGGACGGCCGCCCGTTTACCATCGGCCGGCGTTATGGCTTGAGCCTGCACGAAAAGGCAGCGCTCTTTAAAGATCTCAAATCTTACGCCAAGAAAGCGCCACCGCAGAATCTGGACTTGGAAACGCTCATCGGTAAGCCGTGCACGATCCTTGTGGTGCACGTGGAGCGTGACGGATCTACCTATGCGAACGTGCAGGCGGTACTGCCAGCCGGCGCAAAGAAAGTGACTGTAGATAAGGCGTTCGTGCGGAAAATAAACCGCAACGGCGCGACAACCGCAACCGAGTTAGATCACGACGGCAACCCCGTCCCGTTCTAGCCATTTGGCTGGGGTGGGCAATTCCCACCCTAGCCAGAAAGATTTTATGGAAATCCTATCAATCGTAATTCAAATAATGCTGCCGCTGGTAGCTGTCGCGCTGGGGCTTCAGCTGATGCACGCAATCGGAAGGTGGAACTGATGGCACCGATCATCGTCACCGCTAAAACTGAATCGGCGCACTACTACCTAAGGTCAGGTGAGTCGTGCCACGGAGATCTGCGATCCGCCCGCAAGGTGGGGGCGTTTCCGTCGGTTACCACAATCCTCGGAGCCGCTGGCCCTAGTAAACAGGGTCTAATGAATTGGAAAGAGGAGCAGGCGATTCTATCCGCTTTGTCGCTACCGAGGAATGAAGGAGAGGCGGACGGCGACTTTGCCAAGCGGGTTGTATTGGACAGCAGAAAGGAAGTGGAGGCCGCTGCACTTCGCGGAACTCACGTTCACTCCCTGGCTGAAATCATAATTAACGGCGAGGAGCCGGGTGAGCTAGTGAAGGGCTTCGAGCCTCACTTTCAATCGCTGAAGGAATGGCACAAAGACGTGAGCAAAGTGCACGCAAGTGAATCGGTAATGGTAAACGAAGTTGAAGGCTACGCGGGCCGAGTGGATCTAATCTGCGACATTAACGGCGAGATTGAAGTGGTGGATTTTAAGACACGAAAATTTAAGAACGGGAAAGCGGCTGGCTATGAAACCGATCTGCTTCAGCTATCCGCCTATGCGTACGCTTTCACGGACGAGCACATGGCCTGCCGGAACGTGCTTATCGATCCAGTGACGGGCCAGTTGGCTGAAGTGCGTTACACCGCCGAGCAAGTTGCCCAGGCGTTTGAGGCGTTCACGTCCATCTGCAAGGTGTGGCGCTGGCTAAAAAAGTACGACCCGCGGGAGGTGCAGAGTGATTGAGGTACTGCCAGACGAGACCACCCACGAGCAGTTGCTCAACCGCGTGCGATCGCTGGCCCGTGAGCTGGCGGAGGCGAAGGCCGCGCTGGCGGCTGCTGAAGGACGCGAGAACGATCTGATTGATCGGATTAGGAGCGGGCTATGAGAACACTCCTTTCAATCCTAGCGGTTTTTGGCTTTAGCACTGGCAAGCTAGGCAACGCACTGATCGACTTGCGCCCGATCGCCAAGAAGATCGACGTTAAGAAAATTAAGGTACGTATCACTGGCTACTGGCCCGGTGAAGATGAGTGGTCGAGCCGCTATCAATCCAGCACAGGCACCAGGTTGCGAGCTGGTCGCCACTGCGCCGTCGATCCCGATATCATTCCGCTCTGGAGCAAGATCCGCATCCTAAACGGCAAGCGGGAGTGGGTGGCGGTGGATACGGGCACTGCCGTTAAAAGCAAGAAGGCGAGCGGTGGAAAGTTGCCGGTGGTGGACGTGTTTGCCGCCAGTGAAAAGCAGTTTAACGCGATGCGCTTACCGAAGGTGGCGATGGTGGAGGTGATGAAGTGAGTACGACAGCCGCGATCTTCGCATCTAAACGCAATCGGGCTGCTGGCCTTGGCGATACCCGGCCCACGTTACGCCGCCTAGGCGTGATCGTTGGCAAGCTGCGCCGGGATCTGTGCCTGCCAAGCGCTGCTCGGTTGGGCGTAGAGCTTGAATGTAGTTACAAGACGATCCAGCGGGACATTGATCTGCTGCGCAATTTCTTTGGCTATCCGCTCGAATACGATCGCAACAAGTACGTCTACAAACTGGCAGGGCCGCTGCCGAAAGCGGTGCTGTGAGCCTGCAGGATCTCCTCGCCATGTTTGAAGGAAAGGTGATCGGCACATACACGCTGGAGCAATACGCCGAGCAAGTCATCGTCGCCCGGAACAACCGGATGCGATGGGGAATGGGGCAGTGGTAGAAATATGAAAAAAGAATTTAAAAACACAAAAAAAGAAAAAGCTAAGTGGGTAGAGGCTGGAAAAATTTTGTCTGCAATCGAAGCGATTGGTTACGATGTGCACGAATTAATAGAGGATTTTAATTATAGGCCAAAACAGTGGACTCTGGTCTTTTCAAGAAAGAAAAAAAAATGACTCAGGATTTATTATTTTTAGAAAAGGCTGAAATAATGGCCTCAACCTCTAACAACTTAGATCAGGGGTATGCATCTGAAACTTTAGTACTTGGCTGGTTATTAAAAAACGGTCATGAGGCCATACCCGTTCCTGGTCAAAAAAAGTCAGACATATGGATCGGCTACGGTAAGTACCTTTGCCGATTAAATGTAAAGAGTTCTGGGCAAATTAAAGATGGAATGGTTCGCGGTTTATCCTGTGGTGGAAGAATTGAAAAAATAAAATATAGCGAATTTGATATAGATATTCTTGCCTTGGTTTGGATTGAGTCGTTATGGCCGTTATATTTTCATATTTCCACAGAGGACAGGAAGCACGTTTCTGCTGAACCCAAAATGTTTACTCTGGAAAATTCTTTGACTACTTTTGAAATAGCTTTTTCAAAGTTTAAGGAGCGTAAATGTCAGTAAAACGCCACCGCGCCATCATTCACGTGCTGGATCGTGCCAGCGCTAACCTACGCAAAGGGCAGATCCCGGCTGCGCTGACTCGGGTGGAGCTGGGCCTGCTCATCGCCAAGGAGCTACTAGCCCGGGCGCTCAAATACCAGAAGCGAGACGCGGAGAAGAAAAAATGAGGGCGCTATCTTGGCTTCTGTACTGGTTAGGAGATCTGGTTAGCAGGACGCTTTGCCGCTGGGGCTTAGCCGGATCGCTCTATCAAAAGCTTATGCTCTGGTCGGTTGAATGCGACAAGGACTTCAACGTCTGGAAAGAAGTCAAACCCCGCAAAAGGAGAAAACGCAAATGAAACATCTGGGTGAAATTAAGTTTGGCAAATCACGACCCGACCGAACGAAGTACGTAAAGGTGGATATTGAGATGAGCGACGAAACAGGCGACCAACTCTATCGGCTTGGGTTAATCGCTTTAAAGCATGATCGGGAAGCAGTCATCGAGTACGTGTTTAAAAAGGCACTACTAGAAATGTGCAAACGGTGATTGCACTGCCCCCAGCTACCGAGGCCGTTTATCACAACGGGGCGCCGGAAGGTGAGCGCAACAATCAGCTATTCCGTATGGCGTTGCAATTCCGTGATCAGGGCTTGTCGCAGTTTGATGCGGAGTCAGAGGCCGAGATCTGGGGCTTCAAAAATGGACTAACGCAGAACGAATGCGTGGCGGCCGTAAAATCCGCTTACAGCAAGCCAGCTAGGGAGGCGTGGCGGCCAAAAACCAAGTACGGCTATCAGAACGGAGCGATCGTGCGGGAGGATCTGCCGGTGCCACCCATGCCGATCAGCGTGGAAAGTGGGCCGGTCGACAAGTTTTTAACCACCTGTTTCGACGTGGGTGATAGTATCAACATCTGCCGATCCATTAAGGACGGCGACCGCGAGCGGCCGGACGGTGCGGGCGAGACTCGTACCCGCGAGGAATGGCTCGAGCTGTTTAAAGGCGACGGGTTGGCAATGTGGCAAGGCGATGCCGTTGGAGTCTACGTGTCGATTAACGCGAACAACGGTAAGAACCGCAAAGCCGAATCGATCACCAAGTTTCGCCACTGCTTAATTGAGTTTGATGAAAGCACTCTGCAGGAGCAGTGGGCCATTATTAAGCGCAGTGGGTTGCCCACGTCGTCAATTATTAAGAGCGGTGCCCGGAGCCTGCATGCGTGGGTGGACGTGAGGGCGGCCAATGCCAAGGAGTTTGCCGAGCGTGTAGATTTTATTTACAAGCACCTCGAACACTCGAAGCCTGACAGCGCTAACAAGGACGCCGGCCGGTTGTCCCGGTTGCCAGGGGCTATGCGTACCGCCACTGGCCTGCAGCAGGAGTTGGTCGAGTGTGGTGCGCCGACACTGACTTACATCGAATGGCAGGAGCGCACTATGTACGGCGATTTGCCTGAGCCGTACAAGTGGGAGGATCTGGTAAACTTTAAAGAGGATTGCGACCCGACGCAGCTGCTGGGTAAGCGCTGGATCTGTCGGGGCGGATCGGCGCTGTGGGTGGGTAGTAGCGGGTTGGGTAAGAGCGTGCTGTGCTTGCAGGCCGCGATTACCTGGGCGTGCGGTCGTGATCTGTTTGGCATATCGCCACATGGCAAGCCGCTGAAGTCGCTGATCGTCCAAGCTGAGAACGACGAGGGCGACGTGGCCGAGGCGCTGCAGGGTATTCTCAAGGCGTTAGATCTAACGCCAGCGGAGCTTCAAATGGTTAAAGAAAACATAGTCATCGTGCGTGACTGTACCTCTACAGGCGAACGGTTTGTCGATCGGATGCGTAGATTGGCTGAAAGGCATAAACCGCATTTAGCCTGGGTAGATCCGTTGCTGGCGTTCATCGGTGGCGATCTATCCAGCCAAGAGACGGCCGGCGGATTCCTGCGTAATTTGCTTAACCCCCTAGCGCTAGCCGGTGGGTTTGCGTGGATGTTGATGCATCACACGCCTAAGCCTACGCGGGACGGCAGCGGATATCAGGGCCACGACAAAGCCTACAGCGGATTCGGATCGTCGGAACTGACGAACTGGGCGCGGAGCGTATTAACCCTAGCGCCTTGCGGCCAGGATGAGGAAGGCACGTACACCTACAAGTTGGAGGTGACTAAGCGCGGGAAGCGGTCTGGGTTGCGTCCTAACCGAACTGCGAGCGATTTCATAGCGTCTAACGTCCAGCCGTGTGTTCACCTAAAGCATTCGCAAGTGGGGCTGGCGTGGATCGAATCAAGCGCACCTGAAAAGACGGTAGGTCGCAAAGCTAGTGCGATCGATTGGGGCAAGCTACCCGAAGGGGCTAAATATAGCCAAGTGGTAGCTTATGTGCAGAAGGTGACCGGGCTACAGGAACGTCAGGCTAAGTCCCGCATTAAGCAAGCTAAGGATGACGGATTTATTGAGGAATCTAGCGACGGTTTATTCAGCAAAAAGGTGACAAATGAACCCTTTTAAAGTTAGTGCAGTAACCCTTATTGCACTAGTGCAGTATTGGGTAGCATGTTGGTGCAGTAATAAAGGCTCCTTAGAGCCTATTATTGCACTAATGCAGACGGCTAAAACATTACTGCACCAAGCGTGGGAAAACGGAGTAGTAGTTTAATATGATAGATCAGGAAGCAATCGAACGTATTCCAGCGGTAATCCCTCACCCTTCTATGATCATAGATAGCCTGCAAGATCTGGTTTGGGAGTCGTGTAGCGATCTGAAGATCACGGTCACCACGTCATCGGTTGCGACTATGACTAAGGTGATAGAGCATCTTTTCCAGCATTCGGCGGATCATCCTGCCATGGCTAACCGCACCGATACCCTTAGCCATGCCGTGCTGAACATATCGCTTAACCGATCGCCCGAATCGATGACAGCCGTGGCCAAGCGATTTAATCTAACTAAGCAGGCGGTCAGCAAGAAGGTTACCGAGATACACGATCGGTTGGGCATACGTGCACGATCACAGAAAAGCGAGAAGGCCCGTGAGTCTTACCGCAAGCGAGCATACCGCGTACACGCCAAGCGGCGGCGTGAGGCGCCTAAGTTTAATAACGCCGCACTAATGAAAGGCATGAACAAATGAAGCTAAAACCAGTAATAGAAAAACTAAACAACACACGCGACAAGGCGTTGGAGCTGATCGGCAAGACCATCGGCTTAGCGTCTGATGCAGGTGTAATCATCCAGCAGGCAAGAGCAGATGGCCAAGACATTGTGGCTATCTGTGAGGAAGCAGGGATCACTGAGGAGGTGGGCAAGCGATATGAGAAAGTCGCTGCAGCACAGCACAAGTTAGCCAATGGCGACGCTGACCCCGGACTGATGCGCCAAACATATTTGCGTATCGGATTCCTCCCCGACCCCATCACGATGAGTGAGCCAAGTGAGCCCAAGCACTTCCTCTTTCCAATCATGCAAGCAAGGCAATGGCTAGCATCGAGAGGCGTGAAATTTATTTCACAGGACAAGGGATTGCGTGCGCAATTTCTTGCCGAGGCCGAGCCAATCGTTAAGACCTACAACGAATTAAAGGATAGCGCCTAAGGGCTATTGCTAACGAGATATGACAAAATGGCTAAGGAATCTTTTAATTTTGCGTTACAAGCCGCGATGGCAAAGACC